GGCCCCTTTCTTTTCGCCTACTTGTAGGAATTTTCTTTCACCCCGCGAAGGGTTACCCTCTGGTGCACTTTAACTACTTTATTAATGATGACGACGATTATGAATAGAAAAGATTTGCGCTCGCTCAATTTCGAACAACTAACTCGTGCTTGCGGTTGTGACCGTGATGCTCAAAACTGGCTCAAGGTAGCTGTAGATCCCTTCCATGACTACAATGTGCAACTGGCTGGTATCCCTGACAACGACTCTCAGTCGTCGGCGATCCAAATGGTTCCAAAAGTCTACCAGATCACTGCTCCCGCTGGTCTTGACGCCGGTGAAACATGGTCAGCACATATTGCCACGCTTCCACTAGCATCCACCCACCTCGCCAACAGCTACTGGCGCCAGGATGTCACAGATGCTACAGGTGACGCCTCCCTAAACGTTGGTGATAACACGTGGGAGGGTCCTGTAGGTACCATCACCGTTATCACCCACGGTGACAACCCTGGAACGTACGGCACCGGCAACATGAGTTACCCTGTTACGAAACATCAAGGTTTGGATTTCGGCCTCGATGCAAACGCGACCCCTGCAAAAAGAACCTCTGTTGCATTCTCGTTGGATGACGACAACAAAGCCACCATGAAGAAACTCATTGCTGGAGGATTTGAGGTGCACAACGACACCGCTGCTTTGTACAAACAGGGCAGTGTCACCGTGTACTCGTCCGGCCAAGGCATACAACGCGACTGTTCCCGCGTGCGCTACGGTTCTGCGTCTGTTGACTACAACGACCAGAATATACGTAGGTCACGCCAACCTCCAGAATCGAAAGCTGCTGCTGGTTCCATGCCAGATGCGCGGACTTTCGAGGCTGCGGAGGGCTGTTACGTGCCGATACGCCTCGGTGATGACACGCACTACTCCATTTCAACACGATCAAACTTCGCCACTGAGTCGTACGACACTACAGACTCTTCCGTCGAGACTGCCGGTTTCATCACTAGACCTCTCGATACTGCGTTTGTCTATAAGAAGTTCACTGGCATGCACCGTCCACTGGATATCGAGACTACCGGCGCGTACTTCTCTGGTCTCTCACCAGAGACCACACTTACTTTGACCGTGAAATTTGTAATTGAGTTGTGCCCCACCACCGCCAATCCTTCCATGCTTTACATGGCTTCGCCCACAGCCTTGTACTGTCCCCGTGCAATTGAGTTATATCATCAACTGATTCGTGCCATGCCCCCTGGTGTACCCGTCAACTTTAACGCTAAAGGTGACTGGTTCCGTATGGCCACGAAGGTCATTGGAGACATCGCTCCCCAGGTAGCTCCGATGATAGGGTTGGCCAGCCCTCAGTTGGCTCTTGCCGCCACCGCAGCAGGAGCGGCGGCTCGTGTAGCTAATAAGGCTACAAAAGTCAACCAAAAACAACCCCCTTCGCAACGTTCCACAAAGACCTCTATGGCGAAGGCTCTGAACAAACCCAATGTGGGACGTTCTAAGCCTAAGTGATGGTAGTCTGCGTGATGACCCGCGCTGAAAAGTGCTACGCCCTATGGCAGGACCTCTTAAAAATTTTTGCTCGTTATGGTGCGCAAAAATAAAAAGAGGAACCGTTTCGATAATTCGAAACGTAATGATGCTGAGGATGATCTCGACCTCGCCATCTCTAATGCTCCTGATTTCAACGACTATATTCACGAGCAGAGTGCAAGACACCAACGCGGCCACAACTACTTCAATCCCGCCCACGAGGACAATTTCGGTAAGAAATACAATAAGCACTTCGAGAACGAAGAAGCGAAGAAGGAGAAACGTCGAAACTGGAAGAACGCCAGGACACGAATCGCCACCAAAGGACGGACTCTAGTCTTTGACAGACCCGGTCCAGGAGAGTTTCAGATCAAACCGAATAGGATAGTCCTCGGAGGTGCTAAGGAGACGGGCCGCACACGAACAAAGGATGCTCCGGGTATCACGCCCCCGGACCGTCCTCGCCAAGACGGCGGAAATCGCTCGCGTGATAGGAAGAAGTTGCCTCAACGGCAAGTGGTCCCACATCCGACCGACCCCGAGCTTCGCAAGATTGTGTACAACAAGGATGAGCAAACCTTGACTGTCACTTTCTTCGATCCCGATGGGTATCGGCGTATGCTAAACTTCTCCACTCTACCACGGCCGGTCAGCAAGGAACTCCGGCGTATAGGAGGTAGCGCCGATGAAAATGCCATAGTGTATGTATGGGACTTGGGGCGCATAAAGCGCAACAAGTTGATGCACGCACTGAATGGCAACATCGAACCGCCCATCGAGATCATCATTGTAGCTCCGCCGCTGATACTATTCTTGGCCAGTCTCTTCGTGTATTACTGTTGGGCGGTGACGCGCCGTGTACACAATAGATTGCAGCATAGCTTGAATGGTAATACAACGGGACAAACACGACAGCAACGTACTCGTAACGGCGGTTCCAGCGAACCGCGTAAATACGGTGACGAGTGCACATGTGGCGGAGTTAAGGCAAAAGAGAACACATTTCACGGCCATCAACGACGAGGAGCGAAGCGCCCAATGACCGAAGCAAAGAGACGCATCGATGCATCGCGCGCTAAGCAAGGCAAGAAAGAGGGTATGTCGCGCAACCTCTATCTCTGCACGAAGGATGGCAAGCCTGTGCTTCTCGACGACTGTTTCAACAACCCATCTGTGCCGGATGTGGTTAAACTCAGTCATTACCACCTCTTGAATCCGCGATCCGCCATGATCAAGGAACCGAAACCTGTACCAGTGGCCAAAGTCGAAGGGCTTAGTGCGCAAGGGGCCCTCCAGATCGTGGATGAGGATAAATTGTTAGGACAGTTGGATGCCACAGCAGAGGCAAATGATGACAGGTCCGAACATGAAGCCCCAACCAACACGCAAGGAGACGACACTGGTCCCGTTGACCATCACGGTCACACAGAAAATCAAGAGGAGGAGGAACACCCTGCCGAGTCAACAGATGCCGACATTGGATCCGCAACCGCAAATAGCGAGGCAAGCTCAGCGGAAGATGATGCGGCAACTGCGCGACAGGCAGGGGACGAGGGGGTGCCGGATGTTGATGACAAGCTCAGCATCAATACGGAGGCCAGTGAGGATGATGCTGGTCCATCCACAGACAACCCGGCTAGTCAGTGTGTAACCGCCGAAGGCGAGGCATGCTCAACCGCTGACATAATCCGGGACGTGGAACCGGAAGATCCAGACTGGCCTTTCTGGCTCTTTAGTTCATCTAGCACCAGCTCGATCGGTGGCAGTAGTGACACAAGCGCACCGAAGCGGAACAAGGTTAAGCGGTCAGGCTCGAAAGCACCACAAGCTGACGACAACCCACAGGTAACGAAAGGCACTGTCTATGTCCCAGGACTCGACGTCCGAGCCCGCAAATCCTTCTGGAAACGCTTCACTCTTTTCCTCGTTGAGGTATTCTCTGATGAAGGTCTGGTCAATCAACTACCGTACATTGGACAGGCTGAGGACAGGATCGCCACCTTCACAAACATCGGATCTTCCAGAGTATTCCGAGAGCGAGATGAGAAAGAGTTACGGGTGTTTGAGCTGCTTGGGTTGCGCGATAAGCGCAGTGTAGTGTACTCGCCGGAGTTGTACGTATCGCTGGTTCAAGTCTGTTGGACACACCAGGTCGTAGGGAAAGATCTGAGATTCTTGGACCATGCAGTAGTCAGAATGAACCAAGCGATGATGCAGTTGGCAGGGGCTAGGAAGATGCAGAAAGAGATCAAGATCGGTACACTCTTGATGACGCTGAACGAAATCACACTGGTCAACGTCGCCATGCTTTCCGCTATCCACCCTTACAAGGGAAGTCTTCCACGTGCCACGAAATTCGAGATTCGAGCTGAAAACCCAACATCCGGTGACATGAACGCTCCCGCCGTGTTTGTCTATGCAATCGACAAGGTACCCGAAGTGGACCGGGAACCCAGGAACGATGCCACTGTTAGCCATAACGCGTGGTTGGACATAGCGAGAGGTGTAGTCACACGCGCCACCAAGGCGGCATATCTGCACCACTCGCCCAAGTCGAAAGCGAAAGCGCGTACTTTCTTTGGCAACACGTTAACGGAGACGCACATTTTGGATCACTTGAATGACGACCAACTCGCAGCAGCCACAATGAGGATGACAACAAACAAAGCAGGCGTGGATGCTGGCCTTCTCGAACGCAACCAACGTCAACTTGTCAGTTCTCTTCCGTTTGCAAGATTCGCACGGGCAGTTAGCAGCCATATCAGTCAGAACTTGCGCCCTGACGTGCTCTGGGATGTGTACATGTTACATGTTCTCCACCATAAAGACAACCACCCGAAGAGGGAGTTGAGAGAGCAAGCGGAGAAGATTGCGATGGAGATCCGTGGGGGCTTCGAGATCACCGAGGCTGAAGCAAGGAACGTAACGGGAAAAAGGGAGTTGGCGCAGTATGCGTGGGAAGCTGCGCTCAACAAACCCGTTGACAGACTCACTCCGAATCAAATTAAGTTGTTGAAAGCATGTACAGTGATGGAAAACGGAGTGGTCATGTATGACGACAGCGAGCTGCTCACAATCGTCTACAAGGGCAAGGCCAACGAGTACGCCAAGAAGGGCAAACTACTCCGTGCTATAGGAGACCTAGGGGTCTCAGCTTCGTTGCAGACGTTTAAAACGGCCGAAGGGATCAAAGAAGCGCTGGCTGCCGAGCCGTTTGAGTACAACATCGAGGTGAACGGGGTAGAGCGACGCGGTTATGCAAAGTTCGTAAAGGCCGCTACGCGTAGCGAACTCACAGCTGCCCTCAACATGATAATCAAGTGTGCTGACACTGACTATGATGTCATAATGTGCTACCATAGTGATGACTCGATCATTGCATGGAGAGAGAATGAGATCTGGCAGACAGCAAACATGGACATCTCGAACTGCGATGCAAGCCACACCGAGGCGCTCTTTGACGCTTGTGAAGCGATGTTCGGTAGCTGTGAGCTCAAGAAGGCTGTCGACATAGCATTCAAGCAGCTAAAACGCAAACTCAGGGTAGTCCGTCCTTCAGATTTCTCTGATGTTGCAACTATTACGTTCGAG